TTGCGAATTCCTGCTAGCTATCTGCCCACTGGATTAGATGATGGTACAAGTAATCCTAACACATTCAGTGACGGTCGTGTTGGAACAGCATTGATACAAGAATGGCGTTTCAATCAATATTGTATTAGATTACAACGATCAGTTGCTGAAAAACTGGATCAAGAATTTAAAATGTTCATGCGTTGGCGTGGTATAAACATTGATGGTTCTTTGTTTGAACTACAATTCAATGAGCCTCAAAACTTTGCTAGTTATCGTCAAGCTGAAGTTGATGGAGCACGTATCACAAGTTTCACATCGCTAGAACCATTCCCATATTTAAGTAAGAGATTTTTATTGTCTAGATTCCTTGGTTTGACCGAAGAAGAAATGTCTGAAAACGAAAAACTTTGGGAACAGGAACAAGGCGATGCAGATAAATCTAAGCCTGATGCTGTTGGATTACGTAGCGTTGGTATTAGCCCAGGTGGTTTAGATATGGGTATTGATGCAGCAGAGACAGCAGCATTACCTCCAGGCGGTGAGGGCGGTGAATTGCCACCTGGTGAAGCAGGAGGAGCAGTGCCTGCTACACCGCCTGTTGCTGGTGGAGCACCTGGCGCTCCAGCTTTGTGATAAATAAATTTATGAATTTAATGGAATTATTAGAGCCCACACCAAGTGGTTATCGTTCAGAGAAAGAAGACAATACTTCTATAAAGTTGTCAGATACTAGAAAATTACGATTAACATTAGATCGTATTAGTAAGTTAAGAAAAATGAACGATACTAGAAAACTTGAACATGAGTTGAAGTTAGAAAAATTATCAACTCAATATAAACCACCCGCCGCAGCTGGTGGCGGTTTGCCAGGCATATAATTAATATATACACATAAAATTGTCAAAAAGTGCTCATTATGAGCACTTTTTTCATTATTAACTTAAATAATTATACTCAATTGGATATTTTTATAAAGGAATAAAAAATGTCAAAATACGAAAAGTTAATTGAATATATTGTTAATGAACAAGATGAAAAAGCCCGTGAACTATTTCATCAACTAGTTGTTGAACGTTCACGCCAAATTTATGAGTCATTAATTGATGAAGAAGATTTAGCTGAAATCGGCGGCGACGAAGTAGAAGATTTAGTTGACGAAATTACTGCTGACGAAGATGGCATGCTTGAAGCAGAGGACGATGACGACAGTGTAGGCATGGACGACGATGACATGGACATGGGGGATGCCGAAGACGAAGAAGACATGGACATGGAAATGGACGACGAAGAAGATTCAGAAGACATGGACATGGAAATGGGCGACGAAGAAGATTCAGAAGACATGGGTGACGAGGATCTAGAAAATCGTATCATGGATCTAGAAGATTCATTAGATGATCTAAAGCGTGAATTTGAAGAATTAATGGGTCAAGGCGATGAAATGGGTGGCGACATGGACGCAAGCATGGATACAGACATGGACATGGACGCAGGCATGGACATGGAAGATGACATGGCAGAAAATTTAGAAGTTGTACCAGACTATGATCAACCTGACTCAAGGGGTAGTGTAGCTGAAGCCAGAAAAATGAAAAAAGAAGAAATGCTCAAAGATAAGAAAGCCAAGGCTAAAAAGAAAATGACCGAAGCTGAATGGATTCGTGAATATGTAGAAAAAATTGGTGAGCCATTTCCTGGTAAAAATTCAGAAACAGGTGAAGTAGGTGCTGGTGGTTCTGCGTCACTCAATACAAAAAGTATAGTTGCTGGCAAGAATGACATGGGTGGTACTACACAAAATATCGCACGTGGTGGTTCAGAATCTGATCCAAAAGGAACACCAAGTAATAAGCCAGGTGGTTTATTGAAAAAAGGTGGTGATCTAATTGGTAAAGTACAAAATAGTCCTGGTGCCAATGCTGGTAAAACCGGTTACAAAACTAGTGCTGGCAAAGAATACTCAAAAGCTCATGACAAAGAAGGTCAGACCACTGCAGGTTCTATGAGTGTAGACAAAAAGAGTTTGTTAGGACACTAAAGAGATAAACAATGTTATTGCTACAAGAACATTTAAGCTTTGACGGTGCAAGAATGGAGTTGATGACTGAATCAGCTCCAGACGGCAAGGGTAAAAATTTATACATGAAAGGCATTTTTGTACAGGGTGGTGTCAAAAATGCCAATCAACGTGTTTATCCCGTAGATGAAATTTCTAAAGCCGTTGAAAGTGTAATAAAACAAGTTAAAGGCGGTTACAGTGTTCTTGGTGAGTTAGATCATCCTGACGATCTAAAAATCAATCTTGATCGTGTATGTCACATGATTACTGACATGTGGATGGATGGACCAAATGGTTATGGCAAGTTAAAAATACTTAATACTCCTATGGGACAATTAGTAACAACTATGCTTGAATCAGGTGTTAAATTAGGCGTATCCAGCAGAGGCAGTGGTAATGTTAATGAAAGCACGGGTCATGTAAGTGATTTTGATATTGTAACGGTTGATATAGTAGCTCAACCAAGTGCCCCAAATGCATATCCTAAACCAGTTTATGAAGGCTTAATGAACATGCGACATGGTCATAGAGTATTAGAAATGGTTAAGGATGCAAATGCCAATGTAAGAGTCCAAAAATATTTGGCAGAGGAAGTAAAACGCCTCATTACGGACTTAAAAATTTAACAGGAGAATGATACATGTTTGACGCTATCAAGCCATTAATAGACAGTGGTATCATTAACGAAGAAACCAAGACAGCAATAAGCGAAGCTTGGGAGTCTAAGTTGAATGAAGCGAGACAACAACTTCGTGCGGAAATACGCGAAGAATTTGCTCGTAAATATGACCACGATAGAAGTGTAATGGTCGAAGCAATAGACAAAATGGTAACAGAAGGTCTCCAAGAAGAAATTCGTGAATTTGTGGAAGAAAAAACACAACTGTCAGCAGATAGAGTTCGTTTTACAAGAATGATGTCTGAAAACGCTAAAAAATTTGATAGATTCCTAGTTAAAAAACTAGCCGAAGAAATCAAAGAACTACGTGCTGATCGTGCCGCTCAGAAACAGAATATTAACAAATTAGAAAATTTTGTTATAAATTCTTTATCTGAAGAAATTCAAGAGTTTCATCAAGACAAAAAAGATTTGGTCGAAACTAAAGTTAAACTCGTCAGAGAGGCAAAGTCAAAACTTGCCAACATACAAAAAGAGTTTGTACAACGTTCCGCTCGTCTTGTTAATGAATCTGTAACCAAAAATCTATCCGCTGAGATGTCACAATTGAAAGAAGACATCCAAATTGCTAGAGAAAACAATTTTGGACGTAAACTTTTCGAAGCTTTTGCTACTGAATTCGCCGTTACTCACTTAAATGAGAACAAAGAAATCGCTAAGTTGCAAAAAGCAGTTAAACAACGTGAAGCTATTATTGCAGAGGCTAAAAAAGCCGAGCATCAGAAAGCAACACTAATTGAATCCAAAGAACGCGAAATTCGTATTCTAAAGGAATCACAAGAGCGCAAAGAAACTCTTAACGAATTGCTTAAACCATTAAACAAAGAAAAGCAAGGCGTTATGATGCAGCTATTAGAGAATGTTCAGACCGAAAAATTAAGGTCTGCATTTGATAAGTATCTTCCAGCTGTTCTGAACAACCATTCTAGTACAACTAAGTCTGTAGAAAAATCTACGATGTTAGTTGAAAGTCGTACAGAAGTAACTGGTGATAAAACTGCTAAGGTCAGCGTTGAAACCGGTGATAATAATGTCATCGAAATTAAACGTTTAGCAGGGCTTAAGTAAACCCTAAAAAGGAAAAAGGAAAAATGACACAAGTATTACTAGAAGGCCGTTGGGGCGAAACTAAAGAAGCCCTGTTAGAAGGTCTACAAGGTTCTCGTAGAACCACAATGGGCGTTGTATTAGAAAATACTCGCAAAAATCTTCTTGAAAATGCAACCGCTGGTGCAACCGCAGCTGGTAACGTAGCAACACTAAACCGTGTAATTCTACCTGTTATCCGTCGTGTTATGCCAACCGTTATTGCTAACGAAATCGTTGGTGTTCAGCCAATGACTGGTCCAGTTGCACAAATTCACACACTACGTGTGCGTTATGCTGAAACAGCAACCGCAACCGCTCCAAGTCCATTCGACACAAGCACAACCGCTGGTGACGAAGCACTAAGCCCATTCAAGATCGCAACTGCATATTCTGGTAGTTTAACTACCGGTCGTGCAGCTAGCACATCTTCATTAGAAGGTGTACCAGGACGTAAAATCAACGTTCAAATCTTGAAACAAGTTGTTGAAGCTAAGACACGTAAGCTAAGCGCACGTTGGACATTTGAGGCTGCTCAAGACGCCCAAAGCATGCACGGTCTTGACATCGAAGCTGAAATCATGGCAGCACTTGCACAAGAAATCACAGTCGAAATCGATCAAGAAGTTCTTGGTTCCCTACGTTCACTATCAGCTACAGATTTTGCCTATGACCAGGCTGCTGTATCAGGTACCGCAACATTCGTTGGCGATGAACACGCTGCACTAGCTGTTCTAGTTAACCGTGCTGCTAACTTGATTGCTCAGCGTACTCGTCGTGGTGCAGGTAACTGGGCAGTAGTATCACCTGCTGCACTAACTGTTCTACAGAGTGCTACAACCAGTGCATTCGCACGTACCACAGAAGGTACATTCGAAGCTCCAACAAATACTAAGTTTGTTGGTACACTAAACGGTGCTATGCGTATCTATGTAGACAGCTATGCTTCTGATACACAAGCTGTATTAGTTGGTTACAAGGGATCCAGTGAGGCCGATGCTGCTGCATTCTATTGCCCATACATTCCTCTAATGAGTTCTGGAGTAGTACTTGATCCAAGTACCTTTGAACCAGTAGTTGGATTTATGACAAGGTATGGCTACGTGGAGCTCACCAATACTGCATCTTCTCTAGGAAATGCAGGTGACTACTTGAGCGAAATCTCCGTAGCAAATCTATCATTCCAGTAATCTTTAGATTATTACTTAACAAAAACCCGCTTCGGCGGGTTTTTTATTGTCATCCTTTTAATAATAGTGTATTATGTTGAATTAACAAACATAAATACTAGTATGAACAAATACGAAAAATGGTATAAAAATATCACAGAATCCGCTCAAAACAGGGTCACACACGAATACACCGAAACGCATCATATTTTACCTAAAAGTTTAGGAGGATCAGATGATGTCGTGAATTTAACGAGATTAACGGCTAGAGAACATTTTATATGTCACTGGCTATTGACAAAAATATATACTGAAGGTGAAGAACATTGGAAAATGGTTAATGCATTCAGAATGATGCGAGCAGAAAATCCAAGACAAAAACGATATACAACGAAGATAACAGCAAGAGTTTATGCTAATTTGAAAGAAAAGTATTCCGTATTACAAAGTGAGAGATATAAAGGCACGGGCAATGGATTTTACGGCAAAAAACATTCAGAAGAGGTTAAGAATAGGATAAGCGAAGCAAATAAAGGCGATAAAAATGCTGCTAAGCGTCCAGAAACAAGAAAGAAAATATCAGAATCTAAAATTGGCAAAAAACGAGAATCTTTTGACGATACATGGAGACTCAATCTTTCTAAGGCATCGGCTGGTGAAAATAATGGAATGTATGGCAAAACTCATTCAGATGAAACTAAGCAAAAACAGCGAGAACGTGCTATTGGCAGAAAACAAAGTGATGAAACTAAACAAAAGAAAGCCGATGCGATACGTGGATTAAAACGAGAGAAGAAATTATGCCCACATTGTCAGAAACTTGTGGCAGTTAATGGATATGCACGTTGGCATGGAGATAATTGTAAAATGATATAAATACAATATAAATTCTCAATCGGGATGGGAAGACTAGGACACCTTCGGGTGTCCTTTTTACATTGTATGATAAATACATGTGTTCACTGAACTCTCGGAGCGCCACTCCGGGTAGCCTAGAACGCTAACAATTTAAAGGAAAGTAATAAAATGGCAAAGTTAAAAATACAACATACAAGAACAGGCGGAGCTGGTTACGAAGCGGGCGCTACAATAGTAGTGGACAGCTACGCAAATAATCAGAAATTAGATAGTGCGGGCACCGCATCAAGTAGTGGTAATTACGAAGGTGGTGTAGGTGGTTTTACAACTCAAACTATACCAACAATACAACCTACTGTTAAAGTGCGTGGCGAAACTGCTACGTCTGGTAGCATACTTGCACAAAAAGGTGCACATAAATTTTTGGTATCAGATGAAAATACTGTACAGGATGAAAGTATTGTTGCTGGACAAGAATACAGAATTAGCTCAGTAAGTGGTACAGATTGGTCACAGTTTGGTGCAGGTTCCAATGCGAATACAAACGACATATTTACTGCCACTATTAATGGTTCAGCAGCTACTGTTGATAACGGAACAGTACAGAATGTTAGTACTTGCACATTAGTGAATTTAACTACTCCAACTGACGCAAATACCATGAGTATTCTTTGCACAGCAGCAACTTTTACTGATGGCACAATTGCAAATATAGGAGCTGGCACAATATCTGGTTATACAAATAGAACAGCAGCATATTTAACATGGACCACTGGTGCTGGTAGTTTATTTAAAGTAGGTCAAACAGTAAACTTTACAAATTCAAACGTATCAGGTTCTTTCACAGTTGGTGAAATTAATACAACTACCAACTTAACTATCGTTACATCAACTGATCAGACATTTGCTTCCAATGCTTCTGCCGGCACAGTAACGTTCTTAGCAAGTAAGATTTCTAACAAATACGTATGGGACTTTTTAAGTGATGGCGAACCACACTCAAGCTCTGGTGGTGGATTCACTGGTGCAAATAATCCTAACAGATATCGTTATTGGTTTAGTAGTCCTAGTGATGTGTTTGTGCAGGTGGCAAACGCATGAGATGAATAATCTCATTTATATTTGAAAAATGGGCATAATGCCCATTTTTTCATTTTAGAATAAATTTCAGTTTGACTAAATACTAGAAATAGAGAAACAGTATGAGTGTAACTAAGAGAATCAATACGGGTGATTACACCATTGACACATTTAAGAATGATGGCAATCCTGATGGTAATGTCAATGTGCTAACCCATACACTAAAAATTTTTGGTAATCTAGTCGTTACGGGTAATACTGCGAATGTTCAAGCCTTCGATATCTTTCTCT